TCAGAGAGTTCTCAATGTACCAACCACCAGGACCTTGAAATGCATGGGAATACATCTTTGCCCAAGGAAGGTCTTCTCCTTCAGGTGCGGGCAGGAAACGGATGACTGCATATCCATTGCCAGTCTTGTCCATTTCGGGTTTCCAGAGACGGTCATCTCCACCGCTACTGGTATTGTTCATCTTCTCAACTTCCTTGACCAGTTTAGAAGTCAGGGAACCAAGAGAAGATTGCTTCTTAAGATTTGCGAAAGACATTCGGATTACCTCGGATTTGTACGGATTTGGCTTTTGTGTACTTCGTTATTCTACAGGTCGGAACCTGTCCTGTCAATCTGTTTACGCATACTCAACAACATGTTGGACATATTAGTGAATACGGTATTCATATCAACGTCAGATGGGGCTCCCATCATTTTAGCAGATTCTACAATTTGATTTTTCATTTCAATCGCTTCAGGATCGTCAGAAAAACTCAAACGAGCATAAAGAACTTTTTGTTTGTCTAAAAGACGATCGAGAAGATCAACATGAGCCAATTTCTCACTTTTACTCATTTGGGGAAATTTGAAGACATTTCTGTAAATGTCTTCTTGCAGTTCAGAAATTTCTGCCATTTCTGCCCTAACAATATCAGAATTGAAAAAACTCATGCTACTCCAAGAACAATCTGCTTTAAAATTTTTTTATAACGAAATACGTCAATATTTAGGAAGGAAGAATATTTTTTTATTCTAAGACTTACGGTTTCCCACACGGGATCTTGCAAGTCCTTATCGAATTTCTGTCTGAATCCAAATATTTTATCCAGAATCACTATTGTTTCAATACATATTTCACCACTTAAATACTTTTTAAGAATAAGTGGATGACCAGTTTTACATGCGAATACAGAATCTATATCACTATTCGCAAGAACTTTCTCCATTTCACTTTTGAAGATATACGAGAGAGATTGGTTTCTCTTCTTCCAATCAACATATCTACCTTCTCCCTCTCGTATCATCTCTCCTATCCAAAGTTTACCTGGATCGGTACAAGAGATAAAGTTGGATATGAAGAACTCAGTAATTTCTTGATCGGATTTATTTCTGGCAAGTTTCTCAAACCAGAAGCGATCTTTACGTTTATAAAAAGATTGCACCGTAGCACGACTTTTGCCACAGTACTTATGATAGTCATACTTGTCTTTAGTGAAATGATTCTTTAAAGACAGATAACAACGATAGGCGTCAACAGGCATCACTTTAAAAAAATCTTATAGGGTCAAATTTTTGCCGGGATTTTTTTCGCCCAAAAATGGATTAAAAAGGCAATTTTGCTCTGGAGGTCTTCTTTAAGAAGTTTAATTCCATCGCTTCATACTTCAACTTCTCTTTGAGAGGTTTAGATATAAGTTTGGGCACGGATTCTAGATCAATAGAATGCAAATCACAGAAGTGAATGATTGCATCAATATAATTCATGTTAGTGTCAAGAAGCACAAGAGACTCAATCTCTTGTGCGAATTTGGAGGGACAGAAAAATTTACTCTCTAGTGCTTTTTCTAATTCATTCTCCATGGGTTTGATTAGTGTTGTGATGTACAAATTCTTTAATATACCTTACTAGTAGTTTAATATAATCCCCTTTGTTTCTTTTGTCAAACACCTTCACCTCACCACTAGGAGTAACCATAATCGTGATGAGTTTTGTAACTGGGATTCCAGTCAATTCGTAGTAAGCAGCAGCATAAAAGGTTTCTTGAACAAAATAGTTCTCCAACCATTTTTCTGGTTTGATCTTTTCTGATGTCTTAAAGTCGATGACTGCTAGTTCTCCTTCGTACTCCGCTATGCAGTCAACTCTACCAGCCAATCCAAGGTACTCAGAATAAAGAGTTCTTTCGATTGCATGTATGTTATTTATCTTATCTAAAAAAGGCTTTGCATGATGGAACATGAACTGAGTTGCAGGACGAAAGTCATCCCAGTTGATCTCATTGTTCCTCATGTAAACTTCAACTGCTTCATGGAAATCAGTTCCACGGGTAGTTGCTTTCTTTGTGATACGATTTGCCTCTTCAATGCCAACACGCTGTCGCCATTTGGCAAAAATTTGCCGATTATAAAAAGAAGTTACAGATGTAATTGAAGGAACCCATTGTCCATCAGGAAGATTATATAAACGTATCCCGTTGGTTTCTTTTTTGTTTAATTCAAGTTCACCTAGAAAATTATGATGAGTAAATTGCATAATGGTATTTTACAAATTAAGTTCTGCCTTTGCAGTCAGATATTCTTTACACAAACCAGATCTAACGATATCTTCAAGACCAAATTCAACCATGTCAAAAGAAGGCATAATGCCAGTGATTTTCAGGAAGTCCATGATTCCTGTTCTCTCAGAAGTTTTGACGAGATCTGATTGAGTTGCATCGCCACAGAACATAATCTTTGTATCCTCACCAACACGGGTGATGATACTATCAAGTTCATGGAAATTTAAGTTTTGAAATTCATCAACAATGATAATAGCTTTATCTAAGGTTGTTCCTCTGATGAATGATGTGGACCAGAAACTAATTGTGTTCTGAGACTTTAGTGCTCCATACAACATTTCAAAAGCAGAGTCATCTGACATTTCAAACATATATTTCACCATATTTTTATATGGGATTTGATAGATGTCTGCTTTGTCCTCATGGTCTCCAGGAAGAAATCCAATCTCTCTTGTTGCCACAAGTGATCTGACAATATAGATTTTTTCGTATGGACTATTAACATCCAATACTTCTTTCAAAGCATTGAAGAGAGTGATAAAGGTTTTTCCTGTACCAGCACATCCATAAGCAACGATATTCTTTCCTTCGTTATACGAGTCAAAAAGTCTCTGTTGATTATCTGTTAAAGGTTCTACCTCTCTCAGCAAATCCGAATTAATCGGTTTCTTCTTTTTTTGTTGTCTTGTGGTTAGTCCAATTCCCGCAGAATTGTTCTGTGGTCTTTTCTTTCTCGGCATAATTACACAGGCTTAACTCTTGATCCAGGTGCTTTCGACGCTTTACGAAGTACATCATTCCAACCTGGATGAGACTTCTTAAGTTTGTCGTAAACTTCTCCAATCTCTCCAGATGCAGGACAAGTTGATGGATCACTCCAATCTCTATCCCACTCAGGATTATCTGCTTTCCACTGATCCCATTCGTGAACACTAATTTTCACTTCTTTTTGTTCGCCAGTGGTCTTATTGATAACGGGGTAAGTTGCCATAATTCCTAACTATGATTTTTTATTTATTTCATCCCACCCCAGTGCTTCTGCAATGGTAGGAAACTCTCCAGCGAAAATGCACTGGCACTCTTTAGCAATATCCATATGTTCTTTCTGAGTTCCATTAGCAGATCTCAGTTCAATATAATGGATCCATGATCTTACAGAACCGGACATGTATAATTTTGTGGGCGTGCATAATGGGAGCACCATCCGGGCACATTCCTTTGCCACGCCTCGCTTAAGCATTTGCTGATACAGTGCCAGAGAAGAATCAAACAAAGTCATCATCTGCTTCTCTAGGATTTGAACCTCAAAAGGATCGAGATCATCAATAGAGTTCTGACGATTCTTTGTATCTTGACGACGTAGTTCTGGGAGAGGAATCTTATCGAAACCTAGCAGAGAGGAATCAGCATACCGTTGTGAAAATTCTTGATATGTGAACGAACGGTGCCGGAGCAGCTGAGCCGCTATCGCCCTCGTAGTACTGATCTCAAGGGTCATGAATGCTTGCTCAAAGATGCTCCAGTGCTGATGCTGAATGCAGTATTTAAGCAGTCCAGAAATCTTTTCGTTATCTTGGTTATTTGGATTGCTTACTCTGGCACAATAAGCTATATTCTTCTCTGCTTCAGGTGTAACAGAGATCAGTTTAACATTCATCTTTTTTTAATTGCTTACGACATTTTTTAACTGACTTGAGTTCTTCTTTGATCATCTGATAAGCATCTTCAGGATCAATTCTGCCACCAAGTTCCATGGCACAGATGACCTCAACTCTAGTTCCAAAGTGTTTGAGTGCTTCCTCAAAACAGTTTAATTCTTCATACATTAGTCTGGGTACCCATCATCGTCATAAAAAACTTCATCGTAATCGGTTATATAATTCTCGGCAGGATCATCGAAGTTTTCTTGCTTACTCTTATATGCATTAATGTCTGAGTAAACTTCAGACTTGAGCGCCTCAACGAGCAACTCTAGATTTCTTACGATGAGTTTCAATTTGTCCTTTTCCATAGCACAAAAATTACTATACTAATTATACGCACAAAAAAAGGACCTGTCAAGGTCCTTAGTTATTTGTTTTCCAGTTTTGCGTGCCTCTGGATCTAAGAGAGACCCATTTGGCGTAAGTCACACCACGATACGTCAAAAACGCGAATGTTTTATCTGGATCGTGTTTATCTGGATCATATACTGGAAGATCATACTCAAGTCTGACCTTCAGCATTTTTCCCTCCTAACTCTTTTTTAGGAGGGTTAACTCGCCGTAAAGTAATGATAGAAATGCTACAGAACCTAGGGATACGATCCCAGTTAGTTGTAGTGCTCCCATATCACTTCACGTATGTACGACCGCGATAGCAGTAGGTTCCATGAGTTTCCTCATTTGCCTGATGCACTTGGCAATCTACACCACGATATTTGGTGACGTTGATTTGTGCGTCGTGCAGTGCTGCTGCCTTGTCGATTTGCTTCTTGATGAGTGTAAGTGTGTTCATTTGATTTCTCCTGAAATACTAGGGTGATTTTGCTCCTTTAACCCCGAAGGGTGATCCGAGTTTCCCGTTCCTTCAGTCGTTTGCGTCCCATGGGCAGTGAGGTGTTGATTCCTTTATGGTCTCAACAAGTTCTACCTTTACTGCATTGCTGATATTTTTATGAGCATCAAGGCGGTTGAGTATATCAACAGCATCGGTGCATTGAATATCGGCGTAGAGTAAAAAATTGATCATGGGATGAACGCTCCGTTCCGCGACTTACTTGCGTCCTATATTAGCATACTGTCGCATTTTCCTTCAACTTTCGATTTAAGATAACCAATAAGGTTATACTTCGATCGTCGATCTAAGTTGTCATCCATAAGGATTTCAACTCTTCTTTGTAGAAACCTTTCACACGACATATGCCATCCGTAGGATGAGTCGTCAGCATGATGGGCTAAGGTCAATGCCAACAGTATTGATAACATGTTGGATGAACGTATGGGTATTGTAAACCCTATGAATTATATAGTCAAGTCTTCTTGTATAACGTGATACAATTTAATCTTTTTTAAACAAACATACCCTTGTTGCTCATGTACTTCATGGTCTCTTTCAAAGTACCCCTGAACATACCAATGGAGATCATAGGATACTCCACTTCATCACCGAACTCATCTCTGAACTGTCCCTCAGTGAAGTGTTTACCTTTCTCATATACAACAACTTCGTCAAGGTGAACTGCTTTCAAGAGAGACGCTGCTCTCTCACACTCTTGACTACCATTGGAATAAATTGATACTTGCATTATTCTTTTTCCTCTTCGTACTCTATTACAATTCGATAATACTTTCTGCCAGTACTATCTTGGATGAAGAGTTTTTTTAATTCTCCACCCAATTTATCTGCTATTTGATGTAGTTGCCACCAAGGAATTTCCTTTTCTCTTTTTCCTTCTACCATTTTTTTAAGTTGATCGTCCCAGACGTAATTATGTATCTCACCATCTGTTCCGACAATTTGATAATCGAAGTCAATCACGTTGCCTCCAATCATCGGGTTTATCTCTCTGGAACCAATCAACTATTTCGTCAGCACCATCAAACCCCGTTCTATGATTAGATGGGTCGGGGTCTCCTAATCCCATCTTATTCAAAAAATCGTCAGTGCTTCCTTCCTCAATATCTTGAGAAGCCTGACGACGTGCTTTTTGTAACCAGTCTCTAGCGAGTGTATGTCCTTTGGCAAGTTTCTCTGCCCAGATCATATCCTCTAGAGGCACTTGTTCTTTGTTAGCAATGCATCTGCAAATGGACTCTAGTCTTAGTCGGTAGGCAGTAGAAAGCATAAATTACTCCCGCAATTTTAGTTCTAGATCTTCTAATTTAAGATACTCTTTGTGCGCCGTCTCCTGACGCTCACAAATAATATTTAGAATGTCACCCATAATTGTGTCATTTTCAACATAGTCATCAAGGTACTTGTCGATTGCTTCTTTCAAATACCGATATCTATGCCACTCAGGTGAATAAGGTTTGTAGTGCATGATAAAAAAGATACGTACTCATATCATAGTACTGGTAAAAATATTTGTCAACGCTCAATGTAACTAAGCGTGTGATTATGTGCAGAAAGTTGTTGGATGATAA